TGAAGTGCATTGAGGATGATAGTATAGTCCTCCATCGAGAGTTCAAACTTCACAATATGATAGCCCCAATAACAAAACCTTTAACGAATGCCAACCAAAGCATCTGATAGTCGGTCAGATTAAATTTTTCTTGAACCCATTTTGCCTTTTTCTTGTCCCACTCTTTTACATTGTGAGCAACTTGCGTAATTTTTTTCATAAGTCTGTCATTACTGACGTATTTACAACGCTAACTGAGCCGTCTGGCCAACCCTCTTGTTCACATTTCAGATGCCAACGAGTAAGAATAGTAACACCTTCCTTTGTGGCGCCACTCATCATAGAACGACCCTTCTTAGTCATTGAACTATACAGTCCATAACGGGTCTCCCAAACATAGAATACATCATCGATTAGTTCTGCACCTTCAGGAACTTGTACTTCAGTTTTTGTGATTGTGTTCATATTCAATAACGTATTTTTTATGTGTTGTAGTTTTATCGCTCACAATATAATGACTAAGTTTACCATCAAGAATTTTTGTAACATTCTCTAATTGAGTTTGTACTATAAAATTTGTAACTTCTGTTGTAATACCAACTCTACTACTTCCAGGTGTGTTAAAATCATCCATTGTTTTTCTTTACCCAACAAGGTTTACATAATGAGTTTTTATATCTTTTTTTGGAGGGAATATAACACCCAACTTGAGGACACTGGTTTGCTGGAATCATTTTACCACATTCAACACATTCTGTCTCCCACATTTTCATTTTGAATTGTACTCCCTTTTTGTTTTAAAATAAAGTTTGTAGTAGGGTTTTTTCATTTCGTTAAGAGTGTTCATATCATCTTCAAACCCCATGTACTTACAGAGTTGATACGACCCCTCCAACTCACTAATCAATCTCAGTATATTTTCAGGGCGTCTTTCAAGTCCACCAAAATCATATTGTGTCATAATATAGTTTCATAAGGATGTAAATTTTTTATAACTGATACCGGATCTTGTTCGGATTTGTGTACCCAACGATATCGTATACATTCAAATTCAGGATCCCATGTCGTAACACAAATATAATCAGTCACGTTGTCTCCAGTCATCAGGTTTGTCTTGTTGAAACCAACTCTTAATGTCATCGGCGTCAGTGAATCCCTTCTTATGGTTGGATGGATCGGGATCTCCTAAACCCATCCTATTCAGAAAATCGTCTGTGCTACCCTCTTCAATGTTTTGTGATGCTTGGCGTCTTGCCATTTTTAACATCTCATTAGCAGATGTATTTGCTTTGGCAAGTTTCTGCGCCCAGATCATATCATCTAGTTTTACATCTTCATTGTTTGAGATACATTTACAAATAAATTCCAGTCGTAGTCGGTATTTTGTAGATAACATACGCCACTCATTTCCACGTAATTATTTAGAACCATGAAAAAAGGGACCCGAAGGTCCCCTTGGGTGTTCCGACTTTTGTAGAGACCGCACGAAAGGAGTCTCAACGTTATTTATCAGAAGCTGTACTTCAAACCGAGTTTGGTTCCGTAGCCACGGTCGATGTCGCTGTCGCCGCTGCCAACGAAGGAGACTTCGCCGTATGCACCAAGAGCATCGGTCAAACCGATACCAACTCCTGCCTTACCAGAAGGAACGGTGTCGCTCTCAGCGCCGTCAGGGGAGACTACAGTAGCGCCGCCTTGGACGTAGTATGAAGCGTTCTCGCCAAGAGCACCTTCATAACCTACGTGAAGGTCAGTCGCGGTTCCGTTGTAGCTGGATCCCGTGAAACCGGAGTTGGCTTCTACGTTAACGTAGGGTCCTGCGAAAGCAGCACCAGCAGAGACGGACAGGGCAGCGGTTGCTGCGAATACAGATTTGATCATTGTTGTTTAATTACCTTTGTTTACTTGCGGAATTTATACCCGCAGATGATGGATCGGTTCGACTCCCGATCGCATGAATATATTATAGCAGAAGACGCTCGATGCGTCAACCAGGTTATGCAAGTAATTGCGGCACTCGCCTGATTTGCTACAAGAGTAATTTATCAGAGTTGATCTCAGAAATCAACCCCCCTTGTGCCAGTTTACAATCAGTATCTCTGATTGCTTAGTTAAGCAAAATTAATGCGCCTTTGATATTCATTGCTCCTACAGCAGTCAAGTTAGCAATACCACCAGCGGTCATGCTGTAATTTAGACCTGCCTTAACACTGATAAAGTCTGTAGAATCATAAGTCTGACCACCAATAACACTTTTAACTGAATATGTTGAATCCCTCGCTTTGATAAGAGGAATGTTTATCGCAGAACCAGCGACAATATGCTGCTCAACACCACCAATCCACTGTTTATAATCTCCTAGAATACTCCAGTTGATATGTCCAGGAGAAACAATATTCTGTGATGCTCTTGGATCAAACTGAACTTTTGTTTCTTCACTGACACCAAATGTCATTTTCTGCCCAAAAATAATTTCCTTATCCTGACTTGATGTTCTTTCAATACTACCAGCATTCATGACGATCTTACCACCACCAGCAGTTCCTGCTTGAATGTTTACCTGTGTCTTACCAATCAATAGTAATTCTTCAGATGCTTCAATAACAATCTTCTGTGCTCGGATATATCTGGTGCCACCAGTTGTTTTTTCTACATAATCTCCATAGCATTGCACATTTAATGCTTGTTTTTCTTCATTGTCCTCACCAGCATTAAATTGTAAGTTTGATCTCTGTTCGTGCTTTGCAATATATCCCCATGAGTGAATCTGTAGTTGACCACTACCAGCACCCCTTTCTGTATTTCCTTCGCCAGTAATTATTTTAATTTGTCCAAGATTATTTTGCACAATTGTGCTATCTTCTGGACCATCAATACGAAGTGCCCTAGTTATTTTATCTGGCAACATTCGCTCATATATTTCCGATCCTGTTAATGTGCCTTTATACCAAGTTCTAAACCTGGGACCAGAACCAGTCTCCTGAGTCTCATCAGGAGTTGTGGACTTAGCAAGAGTTGTTGGATATATGGAAGCAGCTTGTGTGTTCATTATGGGCAATCAACGTAACGACCAGTTCCAATCTTAGTAGAACCGATTTTAGATAGTGCATCTGTATCTAGACATGCTAGAGACGGTAGTAGTTTAGCACCATAACCACCACCACCAACTACAATAATTTCAGGATACTGCTTATATGTGGTTATTCTATCAGTAATTCTAGCACCAATTACAAATCCATCTTCATTAATAATTGCTTCTGCTACATCATCTCTACCATTAATGTAGATGGTGGGAGGTTCTTTATAATCAATTCCAGGTCTAATAAGAGTAAGGGCATCGATAATACATCTCTTACCATTATCATCAGCAAGATTTTTCTTATAACCAAATCCATTAGATTTGACACGAATCTCTGTCAAGAAACCATCTCTATCCAATAAAGCAGTTGCAGTAGCACCAATTCCTTCACCTGTAATGAATACGTATGGTGGTTCTGCCCATGGCGAACCAGGATTACTCACAGGAATATCAATAATTCCACCAGTATCGTCAGTGATAACCTCTTCAACTACAACAGTTGGTGGAACAAATGTTCCCGTATCAGTTCCCGGTCCATCACCATCACCATCATCGATTATATCATCTGCAGTAATAATTACAACGTCGTCAAATGCACCAGTTCCATTAATCGTTAATCTAAGAACTTCTGCATCTTCTACGACACCATCATCTTCAATACCTACCGTAATTTTACTTTTGTTATCATTAACAACAACATTTCCAACTAAATTTCCACCAATGATATCATCAGAAGTTATACCATTACCAGAAAGAGTATAATATAAGATTTCTCCGTTCACATAATTTGTTGTTGTTATTGTATAAACAATAAATTCTCCTTCTGGACACGTCTCTCTGTCTGCTACAACACTAACAGTTTTAAAGATACCACCTCCATCATCATCCAGTGAAGTATCTGGATCATATATGTCTGGTCCAGTTGTATCTCCATCACCATCATCATCAGTGGGATCAGTCACTGAAGGAGGAAAGACATCAGGAATATCATATGTTGGATCTGTAGGAGATCCTATGTACGGATCAGATGGTTCTATTACATTCCTTTCTGTAATTGTTCCTACAGCAAGACTTTTTATAAATCTTGTCTGTACTGGACTTCCTTTTGCTGGTGTATTCTTTCGTATAATAATTTTAAAGTCTTCGTCCTGTTCTCTTTCAGCATCAACCAAAGTTTGAACTTCTATTGTTTTTTCAGTTTCTCCTGGAGCAAATCCCAAGATGCCATTTACTGGAAGATAATCTTGTCCTTCTGTAGCTTTACCACTATACTTTAATGTTTTATATTTTACAGAAGAGGACACTGAAAGAAATCCTTTTCTGGTAATTGTAAATTTAGCAATATTTCCTTCAGTTACACGTATATCTTTAGTATTGTATGTAATTCTTTCTGTTTGTTTTACGCCATCATTACCAGGATCTTGATCTTCTAGTTCTTTATCAGGACCACCGCCACCACCACCGCCGCCGTTGCCGCCACCAGTGCTGTCATT